CTTGTGGAGTAGTGTTCTCAGCCAAACCCGTTGCGCTGGTCTGCGCAATAGGATTAATGATAACGGGAGTTGAACCACCACCAAGATATTCAGGACGCTGCAAACGAGCATCTGGACTAACAACGCCGAAGTGTGCACGAATAATTTCAGTATAGCGAGTACCACCTCGAGCATCCCTCTCTAATAGCTTCTGAATCTGAAAGCTCTGACGAAGCTGATTAATAGTCGCAGCCGTAGCAGTCGACAAATCAGCATATAAACCAGTATTAGAACCAAAACGGAATTCTTCACCGTTAGTCCAAGCAGGCGAATCAACAGGTCCAAAAATAGCACCAGACCTATACAAACCTTTCTGGTCGTACGACGTATGAATAGAACCAGTCCAAGTGGGGGTAGTACCATCAGACACAACAGCAGCATTACCACCTAACGGCAACGTAACAGCATCACCTTTCTGAGGCCAAGGCAACGCACTTGTAAAGTAGTCATGACGCTTACCACGGCGACGTAAAACATAATCGGTGGGATCATCAGGACCATCGCCAAAATCGACAACAGCACTGTCTTGCAAATTCTGATCACGAAACCACTCGTTCCATATCAAATTGTAAGCACGAGGCCAAAAACTACAATGCTCAACAGTAGCGGCGCCACCAATCTGCCCGACAGTTGGCAGACCCATATAATCTTGCAAAGAACCCACAGCATAACCACCAGCAGGGCTGGTAGTAGTAGGTACAACATAATCAATGGAAGAATCAGGATCAGGCGAACGCTCGCCCATAAACTTCTGCCAATTTTCCCAAATAAGCCTATTAGGTACAAAGAAAAAGAAAGTATCAAGATACATGTTGTCCATAATCGGAAACAACGGCGTTGCCAACCGGGCAAACGCAGTCATCTTGAGGTTAAAAGTATCACCTGGAAGTACTTCATCACAATACACAGGCACAAGATAACCAGAATCAAACGTAGTCTTATACGCTTTCTGACTATCAAACCGACTACGCGGAATATCCGCACGCGGAATCATAGCGAACTGGTGAACATTTACTGACTGATTACGATGCATATCGATCCTCCATGTTCCGAGGGCCCTACGTTTCCGTAGAGCCCCCGGCCTATTTACTTACGCACCTTCAACTGCTTGCCCATTGCAAGCACCTTCGGGTCCTCGTACAACTCAAAACGGCCATTTGAATCATCAAACGAACCGAGCTCATACAAATCAAAATCATCAGGATGTTGATACACCTGATTGTCTTCCGCAGGACGATTGACCTCGTCCTGAAAAGACCTAACGGCAACACCAACAGCTGGCAAAAAAAACGGACGGCCAAAAGCTTCGGCAGCCCGATCCTTAATAGAACAAACAATCATCTTCATACTTACTCCTCACGTAAGTGTACGTTTCAACGACTGAAGGCGCGCTTTCGCAACCTTCTCCTTAACTGCAAGCCTGTCATCTGTATCGACTTCACGCTCACAACGCCTGTTATACCGATCAAATTCAATCATGTCAAACTCAACCGGATACTCCTTCGCAAACTTCTTGTCGTAGTAACGAGGAGGCCTCACCTGCTTACCATTCACAACCACATAGTCATGTGGATAAACATCATCCTTCCACTGCTCATACCACTGAGCTGCAATACCTGGCTTCAAAGACATCTTATTAAACTCCGGTCTTCGTAAACTAACCTCACCCGTCACCGGATGAACGAACTCATAATGCTCATCTGCATTCTTACCTGTTTGCTTCTTCATAATGTAACGAGCAACATAAGCAGCTGACTGAAAAGTAACATCTCCTACTGAACTATACCCAAAAGACATCTCCGTCTTTGGATCAGTCCATAACTCCTCTAGAGCCTGGCTCCGATATATAACGGACCCAGACGACGTCTTCTGCCAAAACGTCTTATCCTCAAAATCAAAATTAAACAAACACGCATGAAAATGCGGACGTCCAAAATTCTCACCATACTCGCCCGCCATGTAAAACCTGATCGGCCGCTTACCTTGGGAATCTTCTTCGTAACCGCTAAAACGTTTCCGTAGCCGCTTCATGAACTTTTGAAAATGGTCGTAATGTAACGACTTATCTTCCGGCACCCAATCATCATTGTAGGTCAATGTGATAAAGCAGTTCTTCTGCCACAGACTTGCTTCATGCATGCACCTAACAGCCCACTGGCGAGAACGCTCCAGCCGACACCCCACGCACTGCCCACATGGCAGCGTGAGGGAGCGAGTGATGTCAAACCGGGCGTTCTCATAAAAAACCACATCACCAGCAGCCGTCTTATACGCCTGCAAGGGGTGGTAACAAGGCATCTTACATCCGCCATCCACCACGCATAGGATTAGAACGAAGATTAGGCATCTTCGTACGCTTCACATTGCGCTTAAACATCTTAGACGACTTATACTTAGAAACAGACTTCCGATTTACCGGTCTCATAGATCTCTCCTAGTTGGTGTCACCTGGCACAGTTACATCAAGTAAATCACTGTGCCACGGAGGGTGAACCACCCTCCGAAACGCTGGATTCGGCCGATTCAACGGCCTTCTGGGGCTCAATAAGCCCCATCTCTACCAGCTCCTCCCGATTGCGCTCATCAGCGCAAAAATCAACGAACGCTCCCGCGTCGTTACCAAAACGCTTCCGAACACCTGACGGAAGCGCGTCAAACGCCATCCTGGCGTCAATCACAGCGTTCATAGCGCTGTGATAATCACTAATGCCGGAAAAATCCCCGTATTGAGGAATACGGGCACCCGCCGGCAAACCAGCAACACCAAATTTCTTAAGCATATAGTTAATATCGCACTCAGCCTTAAAATTCTGCTGAGTACGCGTACCATCCGTACAATAAAGCGCAGATTCCTCTGACGCCTCATTCGTATCATAGTTATAAGGATTACGAACAAAAACTTTCATCACTTCCTCCTAGTAGGTGTACCACGATCGTAAGTACCTGCACGTTTCGCACCAATCGCTGCATCAACGGCAGAACCAACAATATTACCAATCGGACCAAACTGCTCCGCAAAACGCCGAAAATTACCAGTACCCATAATGGCCTGTAACTCAGCTGCATCAATACCAGTTCGAACCTTAATCTGTTCAACAGTAGCCTGAATCTGCTTTTCGGTCTCATACAAATTACGAGTCTTTTGCGCAGTTTCAACAGTCTGCGCAAACAACAACTCAGCAACCTTTTCTAACCGACGACCTTCAAGAGGAATATTCTTAATTTCCTCTGCAATCTTCTCAGTGTTAACTAACACCTGTTCCTGTTGAGCTTTACTAAGCGCAACAGACGCTGCATAAGTCGGAATACGAGCATAACTCTCAGCCACAGACGCTTCATAAGTAGGCTGCCGAGCAACTGACTCGGCCGCACTACTAACACCCGTAGAAATATCAGACAAATTAGGAACAACACCTTGGGCAGCTGGAGCACCACCTTTCATAGCCGCCAACATAGGATTAAGACCAGCAGCTTTCATATCAGCAACAGCACGTTGATATGAAGTAGCTGCCTGTTGTGCGCTAAACGCCTGGGCTTGCTGAGCAGCATCCTTACGTTCCTGATTAGCACCATAAGCCGATAAAGCGGCACCACCAGCAGCCAACCAAGGCTGACCGGTGGCCGTACCAAGAACACTAGCAACACCACCAAGCGTAGAAGCAAGAGACATATGACCTCCTTAAAAGTGGTCAATAAGTCCAGGAACCGAGTACAAGGGCATAGGCCTAGCCATCTTGATATCAAAAAACGCATCAAATAAAAACTGCTGGCCATTCGCTGCTGCGCCTACCGCAACAACCCGCTCCACTGGAGGGGTATCCTCAATAAACTCACTGTTAAGCGTAGGCAAATCACCAAAATTTTGCGCCAAATGCCAAGCATCCAATGTTCCGGCTGCCGTAGACCTAAAGAGACCAGTAATCTGACTCGGCTTATAGCGATACTCTGCCCAACGCTCTTGGTATCCAAATACCTCATCATCCTCAGCAGTACCCTGGACATAAATTTCCTTATTAAGAACCGCTTGCTCACCAAGCGTAGCAAAAGCAGGAAAATAAAAATCATAACGAGTCTGACGACTCCACATCTTATGCAGACCCTGCTGATAAGTCAGGTCTGCTCTCACGGCCGCAAGGCCAAGAATCAAACCATGTTCAGTACTAGAGTACGTAAAACCATGGCCCTGTGCGAGAGCTGTACCCATTGCTGCAAGGTTACCTTGTGGAGTAGTGTTCTCAGCCAAACCCGTTGCGCTGGTCTGCGCAATAGGATTAATGATAACGGGAGTTGAACCACCACCAAGATATTCAGGACGCTGCAAACGAGCATCTGGACTAACAACGCCAAAGTGTGCACGAATAATTTCAGTATACCGAGTACCACCTCGAGCGTCCCTCTCTAATAGCTTCTGAATCTGAAAACTCTGACGCAACTGATTAATAGTCGCAGCAGTAGCCTGACTCAAATCAGCATAAATCTGAGGAAAAGAGGCATTTCCAGTAACGTATGCTTGAAACGAATTATTAATGCGCCAAGTATTAGCATCACCAGGGAACGTCTGACCAGAGCCATCCACAAATCCACCACTAGCAGGCTGATTAGACTTACTACCACTCTCCAAATACAAACCACGAACAGGAGCCTCAGTACCTAAAGGCAACGTAACTGAATCACCCTTCTGAGGCCAAGGCAAAGCAGAAGTGAAATAATCATGACGCTTACCACGCCGACGTAAAACATAATCGGCGGGATCATCAGGACCATCACCAAGATCAACAACAGCACTATCCTGCAAATTCTGATCACGAAACCACTCGTTCCAAATCAAATTGTAAGCACGAGGCCAAAAACTACAATGCTCAACAGTAGCGGCACCACCAATCTGCCCAACAGTTGGGAGACCCATATAATCTTGCAAAGAACCCACAGCATAACCACCAGCAGGACTGGTAGTAGTAGGTACAACATAATCAATGGAAGAGTCAGGATCAGGCGTACGCTCACCCATAAACTTCTGCCAATTTTCCCAAATAAGCCTATTAGGTACAAAGAAAAAGAAAGTATCAAGATACATGTTGTCCATAATTGGAAACAACGGCGTAGCCAATCGAGCAAACGCAGTCATCTTGAGATTAAAAGTATCGCCTGGAAGTACTTCATCACAATACACAGGCACTAGATAACCAGAATCAAACGTAGTCTTATACGCTTTCTGACTATCAAACCGGCTGCGGGGAATATCCGCACGCGGAATCATAGCGAACTGATGGACATTTACTGACTGATTACGATGCATATCGATCCTCCAAATTCCGAGGGCCCTTCATCACTGAAGAGCCCCCGGCCTATTTAACTACGAACCTTAAGTTGCTTACCCATTGCAAGCACTTTCGGATCCTCATACAAATCAAACCGGCCATTCGAATCATCAAATGAACCGAGCTCATACAAATCAAAATCATCAGGATGTTGATACACCTGATTGTCTTCAGCAGGACGATTCACTTCGTCCTGAAAAGACCTAACGGCGACACCAACAGCTGGCAAAAAAAACGGACGGCCAAATGCTTCGGCAGCCCGATCTTTGATAGAACACACAATCATCTTCATACTTACTCCTCACGTAAGTGTACGTTTCAACGACTGAAGGCGAGCTTTCGCCACCTTCTCCTTAACTGCAAGCCTTTCGTCTGTATCGACTTCACGCTCACAACGCCTGTTATACCGATCAAATTCAATCATGTCAAACTCAACCGGATACTCCTTCGCAAACTTCTTGTCGTAGTAGCGAGGCGGCCTTACCTGCTTACCATTCACAACCACATAGTCATGTGGATAAACATCATCTTTCCACTGCTCATACCACTGAGCTGCAATACCAGGCTTCAAAGACATCTTATTAAACTCGGGTCTTCTCAAACTAACTTCACCCGTTACCGGGTGTACAAATTCATAATGATCATCTGCATTCTTACCTGTTTGCTTCTTCATAATATACCGAGCAACATACGCAGCTGACTGAAAAGTAACATCTCCTACTGAACTATACCCAAAAGACATCTCCGTCTTTGGATCAGTCCATAACTCCTCAAGAGCCTGACTCCGATATATAACAGACCCAGACGACGTCTTCTGCCAAAACGTCTTATCCTCAAAATCAAAATTAAACAAACATGCATGAAAATGCGGACGTCCAAAATTCTCTCCATACTCGCCCGCCATGTAAAACCTGATCGGCCGCTTACCTTGAGAATCTTCTTCGTAACCGCTAAAGCGTTTCCGTAGCCGCTTCATGAACTTTTGAAAATGGTCGTAATGTAACGACTTATCTTCTGGCACCCAATCATCATTGTAGGTCAATGTGATAAAGCAGTTCTTCTGCCACAGACTTGCTTCATGCATGCACCTAACAGCCCACTGGCGAGAACGCTCCAGCCGACAACCCACGCACTGCCCACATGGCAGCGTGAGTAAGCGTGTGATGTCAAACCGGGCGTTCTCATAAAAAACCACATCACCAGCAGCCGTCTTGTACGCCTGCAAGGGGTGGTAACAAGGCATATTACATCCGCCAACCACCACGCATAGGATTAGAACGAAGATTAGGACTCTTCGTACGCTTCACATTGCGCTTAAACATCTTAGACGACTTGTACTTAGAAACAGACTTGCGATTTACCGGTCTCATAGATCTCTCCTAGTTGGTGTCACCTGGCACAGTTACATCAAGTAGATCACTGTGCCACGGAGGGTTGACCACCCTCCGAAACGCTGGATTCGGCCGTTTGAACGACCTTCTGGGGCTCTACAAGCCCCATCTCTACCAGCTCCTCCCGATTACGCTCATCCGAGCAAAAATCAACAAACGCTCCCGCGTCATTGCCAAAACGCTTCCGAACAGACGACGGAAGCGCATCAAACGCCATCCTGGCGTCAATCACAGCGTTCATCGCGCTGTGATAATCTGAAATGCCGGAAAAATCCCCGTATTGAGGAATACGGGCACCCGCCGGCAGTCCCTGAACACCAAACTTCTTCAACATAAAATTAATATCGCACTCAGCCTTAAAATTCTGCTGAGTACGTGTTCCATCAGTGCAATAAAGCGCCGACTGCTCCGACGCTTCATTCGTATCATAATTATACGGATTACGAACAAATGTGTTCATTTACCAACTCCTATTCCTCTAAGTACCCTACGTCCAAGTGAAATACCGCCTTTTGCCTTACGACCAAACCAATCAAAAGCGGTGTCCAAAACACCTTTAACAGCACTACCAACAGGCCCAGCCTGTTCAGTAATACGACGAATATTCTTCGTCAACTCCTCAGCTGAAACCTGGTTCTGCTCCAACTTAGCATGCGACCACCAATAATTAGTCTGAGCCTGCAACAACTGTGTTTGTTGTTGCAAATTCAGCTGCTTAAACCACTCAGTCTTAGTCATCGCAACAGTCTGCTCAACCAAAGCACGAATCTGCGCTGGTTTTTCCTTCTCAGTCAAAACTTGCGCTAACGACAACTCGGTATCCGCCTTAATCTTGTCGTTCATAGCAGCATTATTAGAAATACGAGACAACGTCTCATCTAACGTAGCCTTAGCCTGAGCCATCCCATATCGCTCGGCGATATCGGAATCAATATCAGTCCTACGAGCCTGCGACGCAGAAGCTAAACCAGAAGCAACACGACCAAACGACTCACCAGCCTGTGCAGCCGGATTGACATACACCGGCATTGCACCAGACGGCGTGGAAGCTCCGCCGCCTTTCGTAACAGCCAACATAGGATTAAGACCAGCGGCCCTCATATCAGCAACCTGACGCTGATAAGCCGTATTACTCATCTCACGCTGAAAATCAATCTGTTCACGGGCTGCCTGCTCGGCAGAGGCGTTTTGTTGCATACCACCCAACAAAGTAGCGCCTCCACCAACAAGGGAACCCCAAACATCACCACTGATACCCTTGAGAAAATCGAGCACATGACCTCCTTAAAAGTGGTCAATAAGTCCAGGTACTGAGTACAAGGGCATAGGCCTAGCCATCTTGATATCAAAAAATGCATCAAGCAAAAACTGCTGACCATTAGCGGCTGCGCCTACCGCAACGACCCGCTCCACTGGAGGGGTATCCTCAATAAACTCACTATTAAGCGTAGGCAAATCACCAAAATTCTGCGCCAAATGCCAAGCATCCAATGTTCCGGACGCCGTAGACCTAAAGAGGCCAGTAATCTGGCTCGGCTTATAGCGATACTCTGCCCAACGCTCTTGGTATCCAAATACCTCATCATCCTCAGCAGTACCCTGGACATAAATTTCCTTATTAAGAACCGCTTGTTCACCAAGCGTAGCAAAAGCAGGAAAATAAAAATCATAACGAGTCTGACGACTCCACATCTTATGCAGACCCTGCTGATACGTCAGGTCTGCTCTCACGGCCGCAAGGCCAAGAATCACACCATGTTCAGTACTAGAGTACGTAAAACCATGGCCCTGTGCGAGAGCTGTACCCATTGCTGCAAGGTTACCTTGTGGAGTAGTGTTCTCAGCCAGACCCGTTGCGCTGGTCTGCGCAATAGGATTAATGATAACGGGAGTTGAACCACCACCAAGATATTCAGGACGCTGCAAACGAGCATCTGGGCTAACAACGCCAAAGTGT